TTTATTACTGTTCTTGTTCTTGTATTGGGTGTCTACCGTTTCCGGGAAGGTTATTCCCGGTTGCGGGAAGGATTTTCCCGTTTTCGGGAATCTTCTTCCCGTTTCCGGCTTGGTTAAAATCCAGGCTGAAAGGTCAGTATTCACACCGACGATTTTCATCATGCCCTGCTTCTGCGAGAAGATGATTTTGCGCACTGCCAGTGACTTCAGAGCGTCGGAAACATGGGTGTCACTCAGCCCGGTCAGCTCAGCAATCACCGTATTGGTCACGCGGTCCTGCTTTTTGTTCCAGCCGTAGGTAAGCCAGATCACCGCTTCAAAACACTGCCACTCACGGCCTGATAATCTCAGGCGAGGTTTAAGCTGCTGGATTTCGTTAGCGACCTTGGTATACCCGTTCGACAGGTCGGCCATACGACCTCCCGGTTTTTCGGTATGTGTGGGGAAATTGATAATTTCAGCAGTATTTGACATACTTACTCCCGTTACTTGGCGTAACACAGTGTGTTGATGGCCTTTGAAGTTACCGCTTCAAGGGCTTTCTCTTTTTTCAGGCTTCTCACATCGTCCCCAGCATGGTTGTCACCATCGTCATCAGCGGCCCTACCTGCTCAGGCATGAGCCTGAACAACGACGCTATACCCTCGCTTACCTCTTTCAGCTTCTGATGCTCTGGCGCGTCCAGAATGACCGCTTGCTTAGCTTCAGCGACTTCCTTCTCAGCTTCGGCCAGCCGGGCCAGCTTGCAGTCAGCACCAATTAAACGGGTTCGGTATTGCAGCGGCAAAACGGCGAGAATAGCCGGTGCCATCTGGCGCACGTTGTCGCGGTATTGATCGGAGTCGAAACGGTTATCCAGGAAGCGGAATAGTTTTTGGCGAGCACGGCTGTGGTCATCCGGGAACTCGATACCCTCCCCGCCTTGCTGGCGCCACTCTTCGACGATGTGGGCCGAGACAACATCCTGACCTGCGGATGCCGCCCAGGCACGAACCGCATCGCGAATGGCATCATGGCCAGCATCATTTTTGAGTTGATCTCGATTTATCATCGTTGTCGGAACGAAACCGGTATTGTGTTGAAACGCAAGTGATTGCATTGGCATTCCCTTGTGGTTAAGGCCGCCAGTCAGGCGGCTTTAGGTTTAGGTTTGCTGATTTCAAGAATCTGGCTTTCGGTAAACTGGCCACCAGATGCGGCTGCGATTTTGGACGCATAGCTTGTTTGGTCGGTGTAATCGGTACGCGGCAGGCAACCGCTGTTAATCCATTTGTAGATAGCGCGGGGAGTGCGCCCGCAAGCCTTCGCCACCACCGGTACGCGGATTTGCTTGATGATGTCGCCAAGGTTCTTAGGTTGCATTTGTTAACCCTCAAATTGAACTGTAAGTACATATTATGACGGAACTGATAGTTCACGCAAGTGATATTATGATTGAACCCATGGTTCAAGAAGAACAGGCGCGAAATGACTTTTCCCATAGGCTAGCGCTGGCCTGCGATAAAGCTGGTTTACCGGTGCACGGGCGTCAGGCTGAAATAGCCAAGAAAATGAAGTTGACGCCCAAGGCGGTGAGTAAGTGGTTTAACGGGGAATCAATACCGAGACGTGGGAAGCTGCAAGAGCTTGCCGCAAGCATCGGAACAACTTCATCTTATCTACTTGGAGACAGCGCCATAGATGGCATAGCGGAGGGTCATTTGCATAAATCTAACGACACCTTCCGCATTGAAGTGCTCGATTTTTGTGTGAGTGCAGGCCCGGGCGTGATTAATAGCGAATTCGTGGAGGTTCTACGTTCTGTGGAATATTCAGTGGATGACGCACGTCGCATGTTTAATGGCCGCCAGGCTGAACAGGTGCGGCTCATAAACGTCCGTGGTGACAGCATGTCCGGAACCATTGAGCCAGGTGATTTGCTGTTCGTTGATATCAGTGTTCAGCACTTTGACGGTGACGGGATTTACGCTTTCATCTATGACGACACATCACATGTGAAGCGGCTTCAGAAGATGAAGGACAAGCTGCTGGTAATCTCAGATAACCAGACCTATCGGCCTTGGGAGCCGATCGAGAAGGAAGAAATGAACAAGATTTTCGTCTTCGGCAAGGTTATAGGCAGCATGCCACAGACGTACAGGAAGCATGGCTGACAGAGTGGCCTGACGAGACGTTTAGGTGATGTAGGCGTGCTAGAAGTACAGGTAATCAGAGCGTTAGGAATGGCTTCAAGTAGGTTAATTTCTTAACAATCAGCACTTAGTGATCTGTATAAAATTACATGTTCCCTTTATGGGAAATACAACTATAATTCCCAAAGAGGGAACGCTGTCGGGATATGAAGGTCTTAAATGTAGAGAAACTTCACAGTTTCAGCAGAAAACACAATCAGGCCAAGGGGGCGCTTGACGCTTGGTATGATGAAGTTCTGAGGGAAAACTGGAAAACATCTCAGGACATACGCAACAGATACAATTCAGCTGATTTCCTTGCTGATAATAGGGTGATATTTAATATCAAAGGTAATAATTATCGTCTTGTTGTTCAGGTTGTCTATCAGGCCGGAATGGTCATTGTGGAAAAAGTAGGCACTCATGCTGAATACGACAGGTGGAGGTTAAAATGACTCAAACTTGCTGGCGCGTCCTTAAGAATGGCGAAGACCATGCTTTGGCAATGGCAAGACTCATCGAGCTTGCTTCTAGTGACCTGAGCCCAGAAACTCAAGAATTTGATGAATTTGAATTACTTGGTCTGCTTATTGAGCATTATGAATCGAAAATATTCCCGATGGATAAGCCAGATCCAATAGATGCGATAAAATTTCGCATGGATCAGCAAGGTCTGACTCAGGCTGACATGAAGCAGTACATTGGTTCTTCATCAAAAGTATCTGAGGTTCTAAACAGAAAGCGACCACTCAGCCTCTCTATGATTAGAAGAATTCATGATGGGCTGGGCATACCTGCTGATATCCTTATCCAGGATATGGGCGCCATAGAATGGAGCCTAGTTGATACTGATGAAGCGGACCCCTTCGTTACATGCTTCACTGCAACTAGTAGCTCAGCTATTGAAATGGCCTCATTTAGTACTAAAGCTACAGAAACCCATTTCTCTCTTGCCGTTGCAAACTTAAGCCAACGGAAGATTAAACCTGTAGAACCAACGCTGAATGATGCAGATAGCTTCTCTTTGATTTGGCGTTTGTCTCCAAGCCTAACCGCTGCGAACGTTCAAAGCGATGAAATGATTTCAGATAGGAATTACACATTAGTCTCATGAAAATAGAACTTATCGGGAAAAGGGTCGTCAATCTTACCCTGAATCAAATTGACGGAGATAAAAAGGCGGAAAAGTCTACCGCTGCAAAAGTTACTCTAGACAGCCAGCTCTTTGCCAATGTAAAAGACACAAAGTTATTTAGAGTGAAGTACCACTCTATAACCACGATAGAAGCCAGGCTGCAAGTCGAGTTGACTTACGAATTTGATTTTAAATCGAATGAAGATTTCTCAGAAGAAACAGCAAAATCTTATGAAGTCATTTCTCTTGTTCCTTCAATGGCTTATCCATACATAAAAACTTATGTTGAACAAGTTTTAGTTATGTCGAACCTTGGTAGTTTCCAGCTTCCTTATTTTGATTTTTTTGATACCGAAACCGTCCAAGGGAAAGCATAACTCCCTACAACCCGGCCACCGCGCCGGGTTTTTCATGCCCTACTTGCCCTTCCTGACCATCTCAGCTGCATCGCGTAACAATCCCTTGTGAATCACATTACCCACCACTTTACGCTTACCCTCCAGAAAGCCAACGATGTTATCCCGGTTGATCTCGATACCATTGAATATTAACTCAAGCACTACCCCACCCACCTCGCCAGCGATGAAAGCCGCGCGATCTTCCTTTAGTTCATCTACTCCATCCTTCATATCCACGCCTCAATGATGTTTTTTTGAGCATAGCACGCATCATCATAAAAAATAAATTACCTTTTAGTTCAATAAATTAAGTTGCCATGAACTTCACATTCACATTAAATGTACTTTTGGTACTTTACATTATTGAACTGTTAGTACATTATCAATCCATCGAAACGAAACATCGACAGCTGAGCGAAGTTAGCCAGCGGCGAAGTGGAGATTCGGTCAGTCGAACGGCGCGACAGTAAACCATGCGTCGGACCATAGGCGGGCTCAGGGAGAGCGGCAATTATGGCTAAACGAGTTACCAGCAGCTCTTTGCGAGGGGCTGACGGTAAATCAAACGGAGAGGTAAGTATGAGCGAACAAGAAAAGCCGGAATTTAAGAGTGAAAGCATCGTAATTATGGCCGCCGACGCAGCGCTGGCCGCAACTAGTGAAGCGCTAAAAAATGCAACCGATGATAAATGGTTTCGCCAGAAGCTAATCAAGGCAGCACTTGAGGCTGCCCTGGCTTCGGTTATCTGCGACTTATAAAAACACGCCGCGAGATGGTGGGATCTCATCACCATACTTTTTATCAGCAGCGTCGCGACAAACTGGAAGTATGTCTGCAATACGCTGGATTAACGCCGCTGGCGTAGTAATTTCCGGGTCTTTTGCTGCAAGGGCAAGAGCCATGTCATAAGCAACAGACTCCTTTGTTCTGTCCCCTTTAAAAACGTTAGCGCTCATTAATTATTCCTTAATTGTCTGTGGAATAACCAATTTAGCAATTTCCTTTGTCTGTGGAAAGCAGGGAAACCACGCGCCGGGCGTGGATAAATATCCCGGCACCAAAGCAGGAATGTTTTGGGGTGTGTATAGCTCAACTGGATAGAGCGCCCTCAGCAGAGGGAGTTGAGCACTAACCAATGTTCGCAACACAGGTTATCTCATCCGGCTGGCCAGACGGTATATGGGTTCAAGCCCCATTGCACACCACCAAAGCATTTCTCACGCCCACCAGGGCAACACGCTCTAATGGCTAGCCGCTGCCACCCAACACAGACGCGGCACAAAGAATCGGAGGGGTTATGTAACAGGTAACAGTGACGACTGAAAAACCAACATCGAGGAATGGATTACAGCTCTAAACAGGGGGTGCATGCAAAGCCTGCTCATCCTGTCCCTACTGCTAACGGTATGGCTTAGCCGTGACGCAGGAACGCAGCGAGAACGTTCAAGAAGTAAGCGGACCGCTATTCCAACTGGCTTAACGCGTTCAAGTGGCGCAGAGGCACATCATTTCAGGTGATGGGTTGTAGGGACATATAAATCTGATTTAAGCCCGGTCGCCCATGCCGATTCATGGGCAGTTATACCTCAGCTTATTCCAACGAGTGAGCATGAGTTATGACAACCGGCGGCCATCCACCGCCAGAGATTAAGCGCAGAAGTCTTTCACGTTCAGCAGCCCAGCTTACGGGCAAGAGGTAATTATCATGTCAATAATGCACTACGGCACCCAAACAGTATGCCGCGCAGCCATTCAGCCCGGAATGCTCATCAAGCACCACGACACCACCTGGACTGCATCGGCAAACGTCCGTGGCTGTCTCTATCTGCACCGCGGCTTTGAGCGCACCTACACCAAAGAGCTGCTTGTTGAGGTTTATCTCGACGGGCTCGGCGACGGACTGAAGCACTAACACCCTCCCCCATTCAACGACCAGGCAGCCTTAACGGTGCCGGGATCCGCACAGCAAAATTTCAGGAGTAGCCATGAACGCATTTCGAGCTTACGACCGAATCGAAGAACGGCGCTGGGTTGAGCAACAGCTCACCGAAGAGAAAGAGAAGTGGATCGACGACCGGGCCAATGAACTGATCGCCATGTTTCCGGCTGACCCGCTTCAAATGCGCTCCCTATTCATCTCGAAAGACGCGTGCCTGGCACTGATTGGGTCTGAGGCTCAGGAAATCTACAACGACTACATCTCCCGCATTTGCTACGCCCGCGCCGAAGAAGAATGGCAACGCCGGGCGCCATGTCCGTTTTAAGGAGGGATCATGAGCTTAACCCTTGTTGATTTCATCAAACAACAGGAGCCGCTTTTCATTAAGGCGGCCACTGATGAACGGATGGTGTGGGCGAAGGAAAGCCAGTTCGCCATCCAGCTATTTCAGAGCAACGACTACCTCGCCAAAATTGCATTCCAGAACCAGAGCAGTACGCAGAACGCGATCATCAACGTTGCGGCTATCGGCATTTCGCTCAACCCAGCGCAGAAGCTTGCTTATCTGGTGCCACGTAAAGGCAGCATCTGCCTCGACATTAGCTACATGGGCCTGATGCATATCGCTCAGCAGTCGGGGGCGATCAAGTGGTGCCAGTCGGCGATTGTTCGTAAGAACGACCAGTTCCGCCGTGAGGGGCTCGATAAGCCACCGGTTCACATCTACAACGACTTTGACACTGCCGAGCAGCGCGGCGACATCGTCGGGGCTTACGTCGTTATCAAAACCGATGACGGTGATTACCTCACTCACACAATGCGCATCGACGCTGTTTACGCGATCCGTGACCGCTCTGAAGCCTGGAAGAAATACAAATCAGATAACAGTAAAAAATGCCCGTGGGTCACGGATGAAGAACAGATGATCCTCAAGACAGTCGTGAAGCAAGCTGCCAAGTACTGGCCTCGCCGTGAACGACTGGATGCCGCTATCGACCACGTTAATACCGAGGGAGAGGAAGGTATCAACTTTTCGGCAGAGCGCCAGCCTGAGCGCGATATTACGCCTCTTAGCGAAACCACGCAGAAAGAGATTAACGACCTGCTCGTATCTCTGGATAAGACATGGGACGCCGATCTTCTTCCTCTCTGCTCAAGAATTTTCAAACGCCCTATCTCGCAGCCAGCTGACCTGACAGAGCTGGAAGGTGTTAAGGCTCTCGGGTTCCTCAGGCAAAAGGCGGCAGCATGACACCCTCCCTACTTTCATTATTGCGAAGCGGAAAACACAGCATTCGCGATATGGCAAAGATTTTAGGCATTTCAAAGTCTCGCGTTTCATGGTTCATCGCCGAGCTTGAACAACGTAAATGGATAGAAGTCACCAGGTGCGCAATATGGTTTCACGATGGAACCCGTTCAAATAAGCAGAACGTATACAGGGTAAAACTATGACACCAGAAATTATCCTGTCCCGGACGGGCATTGATGTAACGACGGTCGAGCAAGGCGATGAAGCGTGGCAAAGGCTGCGCCTCGGCGTAATTACGGCATCTGAAGTCAGCAACGTAATTTCCAAGCCTCGCTCCGGGAA